GAAGAAGAAGTCATGCTTTCAGGGTTTGGTACTGCCCCTGTGAAATCAGAAGGCACCGCAATTTCATTTGATGACGCGCAGGAGACTTACACTGCACGATATACGATGGAAACAATAGCGTTGGCTTTTTCGATCACCGAGGAAGCCATAGAAGACAATTTGTACGACCGTCTGGCAGCACGTTATACACGCGCACTAGCTCGTTCGATGTCTCAAACCAAGCAAATCCGTGCAGCTACCGTTCTGAACAATGCATTCAGCACTGGATCACCGATTGGTGATGGTGCGGCTCTTTGTTCAGCGGCTCACCCCTCTATCTCTGGTAACCAAACAAACCTTTTGGCAACTGCTGCCGACCTCAATGAGACGTCGCTTGAGCAAATGCTGATTGAAATTGCTGGTTTGACCGACGAAAGAGGTCTGAAGATTGCCGTTCGTGGAATGAAGTTGATCATTCCAAAAGAACTGCAATTCATCGCAGAACGAGTGCTGAACTCAAACCTGCGTTCCGGAACGGCGGATAATGATATTAACGCCAACAAGTCAATGGGTATGCTTCCTGACGGTGCAGTAGTGAACCACTTCCTTACGGACAGTGACGCTTTCTTCATCAAGACAGACGCTCCTAACGGCTTCAAACTGTTCAACAGAACCCCCATCAAAACAGCGATGGAAGGGGACTTTGACACCGGCAACATGCGCTTCAAAGCTCGCGAAAGATACTCTTTCGGCGTCAGCGATTGGCGTGCCGTGTTTGGTACTCCGGGCGCGTAAAGCAAGCTTTTGCTGCTTTGGAAGGGCGACTATGTCGCCCTTTCTTTTTGCCTGTTGTTTAGTTATTGTTGACTGATCCTGACAGCCGCATTCCGTGGCTGACACCGGCCAAGACAGGAGAAAATCATGGCTAATACTACTTTCAACGGTCCCGTCCGTTCAGAGAACGGTTTTACTGTAGTTTCAAAAAATGCCACTACTGGCGCTTTTACCGATGTTGCAAACATTGCCTCTACGGGCATTGTTACGAACAAGTACGTCAAGCACGTAGGTTTTGCCACAGGGGTAACGGTTAACACCACTGCTGGCGATAGTCCTTCTATTGGCGAGTTCACGCAGCCTGCCAACACAATCATCACTGACATCAAGATCTTCTGTGACACCTCACCAGTTATTGGTACGGGTGACATTGGTTATGAGGTTGGTACTTCGTCTTCTGGCGCACAGATTGTTGCGGCAGTGACTGATGAGATTTTGGACGGCGGTACGACTGTTGTTGAGCACAACGTAACCACAACAACGCTTGTGGCCCAGACGCAAAGCGGCACTACGGCCCCTGCTTCTGTTCAGTACACTTCTGCTGCAAGAACGATTTTCTGCAACATCACTAATACCGTTGATGCGACTACTGCAGGATCTTTTACTTTCATCATTGAGTATGTGCAGATCGCTTAATAGGAGAAGTCTATGTCAGGCTCAGATGTAATTTCAGTTACTATTACGGCTGACACTGTTGCAGCGGATGATGATGGAATATCCGCAAATGCGGCAGTAGGCAACAACGCCGCCTTGACGATAGGTGGCGCATTAGCCTCCGGTGGATCTGTGACACTTAGTCATGCCAGAAAGGTGACTATCACTTCAGCGGGCGATGACGACGAAATATCTTTTACCGTAGTCGGTACAGACGTAAACGGCGATTCTCAAACTGAAACGGTCACTGGTGCGAACGCAGGTGTTGCGACTAGTAGTAACTTCTTTTTGACGATAGCGAGTATCACGGCAGTAGGCGATCCAGCGGGCAACGTGAAAGCAGGCATCAGCGCCGACGCTTCCGACGTTATTTTTGCAGGTAGGGCTCGATTAAAAGGCGCCTTTTTGACCAGCACGGCAAACGCGGGCAACGTGGATTTTTTGACCACTAGTCCTTCGGGCACTAGCTTGATGAAGATAAGCTCCGTGGGGTCTGCTACTGCTACAAGAGACGTGATCGTGCCAGAAGAAGGTGTTTTGTTCACTGCCGGTATTTTTGTGCAATATACGGTAAGCACGTTTTTGACTCTAACTACTTTTCATGCATAACGATGGCGACAACCAAAGACGTTAAAAGAACACCCTCGGGCCGCTTACAGTACCGAGGTGAAACTTTTTCTGGGTACAACCAGCCAAAAAGAACACCGGGCAAAAACAAAAAGTCCGCAGTTCTTGCAAAAAAAGGCACCGAGGTAAAGATAGTACGGTTTGGAGATCCAGACATGACTATTAAAAAAAGCCAACCGGGTCGTCGTAAGAACTTTAGAGCCCGCCATAATTGTGACACTGCGAAAGATAAATTTACCGCTAGGTATTGGAGTTGTGACGCATGGTAATGACACGCGGAGACATGCCCAGAGGTTTGACCTATTACGCGAAGGGCGGCGGCGCCTCAAAAAAAAGTAAAGGCAGCAAAATATGTCCTGCGGGCAAAGCTTGGGCAAAACGCACTTTTGACACGTATCCGTCAGCTTACGCAAACATGGCGGCATCGAAATACTGTAAAGACCCCAATTACGCCAAAGGCAGCAAAAAGAAAAAGTAATGGACATCTATCGTGTGCAGACAGGGACTAAATACGGGACGTTGTTTGCAAACGATGACGACAATCTTGCTGAACTTAAATCTTGGTTTTTGACCCAAGTTAGAGCCGACTTAGAGGAAGATAGCACTCTTACCGACAGTGTAATTGATCAAACGATAGCGAACTGGCAAAACACCTTTGACGAGTTGTCCAAAACTATTTCATACGAGGCAACAGACAAGGGGCTTTGCGAGTCTTTAGCAGGCGGGTATGTCGCTGCAGGTGGTAACACCATCATCAACAAAAGCATGGGTCTTGAGGCGTGGAGCTAGATAGATGGGCGAGTTAAAGAAATGGCGCGATCAAAATTGGGTTCGTATCAACGCCGAAGGCGATATTGTCGGCAAATGTGGCACATCTCCTGACAAGCGAAACCCTGATCGTTGTTTACCCGAGTCGAAAGCAAGAAGTCTGACGAAAGAGGAGCGTGCAGCAACCGCGCGCAAAAAGAAGAAAGAAGGCAAAAAGGGCAAAACAGTAGTGGCAAACACGAAGAAAGCCACTGTAAAGATGCGGAATGGGGGCGAGGTTCGTCAACAGATCGCCAGAGGTTGCGGCGCTATTATGAGCGATCGCAGGAAAAAAACGAAATATCTGTGAGGTTGATATGTCTAGAGTAAATCTTGGAATGGGCGGATTTAAGAAAAAAGCATCGCCTAAAAAGAAAAACATGAAAAGCAAGGGTAGCGCACAAGGCGTCAAAATGAAGTCGAAAGGCGGCGCTATGGGCGGTAAAAAAGAAATGATGCCCGGCGGCATGAAAAATGGTGGCGGCGTTAAGCCAAAAGGCATGAAGAATGGCGGCAAGATGGCTACTAAAGGCTATCGAATGGGCGGCAAGGTCAAGAAAAAAGGTGACAAGGTAGGCGGCAAAATCTAAGAATGGCCTATTTACAATCTAACATCCCGCACTTTAAGTGCTGGGTGCGGCGTGAATACACGCACAACCATGAGAAATATCACGGGGAATTTCTTCATGCAATGGTGATTGGTGTCACTACGATGCCGTGTAGGTGCTTGAGTTTTCAAGTCATTTTTACCGGCATAGAAGCGGAAGGCGAAGAAGAGGACACGGTGCATGGTGGTGCAATGTGGGCTCGCATGCCGATTACCGCTTTAGTAGGCGATATTCCATTAGAAGAGTGGCCGGAAGCTATGCCGGTGTGGGCTGCGCAACCTTGGGATTGTAGCTCACACCACCACGCGGTCTACGTTTTGGATCGAGCTACGCCTTGTCCTTGGTTAGCCAAGATTGACGGTGAAATGTACCCGGCAAAGTATTTGTTTACGGTGGATTACACAGAGAGCGAGATTGCGGATGATCCTGCCCAGCACAAGCAAAGTCATGTTTTGCAGTTGCTCGACGCAGGAAGTTGGACCGGTAATATAGTGGCTCTGCCTAATAACAGAGTGCGTGTTACGCATCCGGCATGGTTTGAAACAGGAGAGGGTGGACCAGACTTTAAGCCATCTGCGCATATACATTACTCAAAATCCGATTTAGATTACACGCTTGATGTAAACCAAATTTTTGACAACTTATATAATGACAACTAGCAGCAGCAAAAACTTTGAATTAGACGTTGCCGAATATGTCGAAGAGGCATTTGAACGCTGTGGGCTAGAGGTCCGTACGGGCTACGATTTGAAAACCGCCCGCAGGTCGTTGAATTTGTTGTTTGCAGATTGGGCAAACCGTGGGCTCAATCAATGGACGATCGAACAAACAACGATAACCCTAGCAACAGGTATCACAGAGTACCCCGGCGGCACTTTGACAATGACTGTTGGAGATTCGGGTTCTTTCTCCGTAGCAGAAACGATTACGGGTGGCACTAGCGGCGCCACGGCGTCGATTACTAGCAAACCTAGTTCTACTACTCTAGCGATTACAATACCAAGCGGCACTTTTTCGGCTTCTGAAACCATCACGGGTGGCACCAGTGCGGCTACGACGACGGTTAGTGCGGCGGTCGATTTCGGTGACGTGCGAAGCACCATCGACATATTATCGGCGGTTGTTACAAGAGACAGCACCGATTTCCAAATAGAACGTGTGAGTCGGTCTAGCTACCTCAACATACCAAACAAAGCTCAAACCGGTAGGGTGAACGAGTTTTTCTTAGACAGACAGATCACGCCGATACTCAAAGTTTGGCCTGCGCCCGAAAATAACACGGATGTCGTCAAGTTCAATCGATTGACTCGTATTGACGATGCAGATACCAACACCAACACTGTTGACGTCCCCTTCCGTTTCTACCCTTGTTTGACCGCTGGTTTAGCGTATTACCTAGCGATGAAGCGTAATCCTCAAATGATGGGTGTGTTGAAGCAGGTGTATGAAGAAGAAATGCAACGCGCGATGGACGAAGATCGTGATCGTGCTTCGTTACGAATTAGCCCGTCGTACGATTACTACAGGACCTAAAGATGTCTGGTTTCGCTAACGGCAAAAACGCATACGGTATCTCCGATCGCTCTGGCTTTCGATACAAACTGCATCGTATGAAAAAAGAGTGGAACGGCTCTCTAGTAGGACCGGACGAATACGAAGCCAAACAACCGCAGTTGTTTCCACCACCGAATGTCAGCGACCCGCAGGCGATTAGGAATGCTCGTCCAGACCGGGTAGAACCTTTGGTTATTACGGTAGGTGTGCCTTTATTGACTGAAAAACGATTTATTCCTGTCAAAGCTACAGGCCAAGTCGGCAACGTCGAGGTATCTACGCCATGAGTTTTACTCTTGCCACCTTAAAAACTGCTGTGCAGGACTATTGCGAAACGGCAGAGACTACGTTTGTAAACAACTTGCCGGTTTTCATCAAAGAAGCAGAAGAGCGCATACTCAAAAACATTGAGTTGCCTTTCTTTCGTAAGAATGTGACGGGTACTGCTGCGTCGGGCAATACTTATTTGTCGACGCCCACTGACTTTCTAAGCCCCTACAGTTTGGCTTTGATATCTAGTAGTGACTACGAGTACTTGTTGTTCAAGCAGGTTTCTTTTATACGGTCGTATACACCGAATCCGGCAACCACGGGCACCCCCAAGTATTACGCTTTGTTTGACGATACGACGTTTATTCTAGCGCCAACACCGAACACGACCTTCACTTTCGAACTGCATTACAAGTATCGGCCCGATTCTTTAACAGCGGGTGCGGATAGCGGGACGACTTGGCTTTCAACCAACGCGCCTGACGCAATGTTGTACGGCTCTTTGGTTGAGGCGGCTACTTTCCTCAAGATCCCCGAGGAAGCAGCGGGATACGATCAGCGTTTCGCGCAAGCAGTAGCGGCTTTGAAGGCTTTGGGCGAAGATTATGGTGCCCGAGACGAGTATCGTTACGACATTTCAAAAGGTAGATAGACATGTTTGCTGCTGTTTCTGAATCAGGGTTAGGTCAAGTTTCTGTTGCAACAACAACAAACAAAGGCCACGACCCGGAGTTTTGGGCCCAAGCCATATCGGACAGGGTTGTGAGCGTTGGTGGTAATTGTCACCCGGTTATTGCAGAGCAAGCAGAGGCGTTTAAAGAAGCGGTCAAAGTCACGGCTTTGTATTATATTAAGGAAGCGATAAAAAGCGACCGAACCACACTTATAGGTGAGTTGGAAAAACAAGGCCAGAGTGAAATGGCTAACATAATCAGGAGACTATAATGGCTATCACAACAGCACTATGCACCAGTTTCAAACAAGAAATACTGGAAGCCGTCCACAATTTCAAGAACTCTGGTGGTAGTACCTTTAATCTTGCGCTATACACTAGCTCTGCTAGCTTGGGCGCTGGTACGACTGCATATACCACTTCCAACGAAGTATCGGGCACCAATTATACTGCCAAAGGTGCGTCTCTGACGCGGGTTGACCCTAGTACGTCGGGAACTACAGCACTCACAGACTTTGCAGACCTGACATTTTCAAATGCAACAGTGACTGCGAGAGGCGCACTGATATTCAATGACAGTGCTTCGGGCGATCCAGCAGTGTGTGCGCTTGATTTTGGCGGTGATAAAACATCGACTGCTGGTGATTTCACCATTCAGTTTCCTGCAGCTGATGCATCTAACGCGATAATAAGAATCGCTTGAGATGTTGTGGCCCAACAAACTCAACAGAGGCGGATGACCGAAGAAGAGTATTTAGAATGGGTCAAACAGCAGCAAGATCAAAGTCATAACCAATAGGATTTAACGTGTGGCGAATGTTACTGGCTGGGGTAGAGGCACTTGGGGCCAAGGCACATGGGGTGAACCAATCCCAGTTGTTGTCACGGGTGTCGCAGGGACTTCAGCCGTTGGCACAGTTAC